TACAATGTCAGCCTTGAACAGGAAAGCGCCGGATGGGGCGAGGGTACAGCGAGGGACGAGCGCCGAGTTCCCACTTGAGGCAAGACCTAGAACACAGTTTTCCTTGCTAGCGCAGCGTCACTAACCTATCAGTGGCACCTCAGATCCGATTCCAGATTGTAGAACCCAATCATCTCGTCCGTCAATCTCTCCTCCAACGAATTCAATTCCTGTTGGTGACTCATACGCGGCAACATGAGGCGCAAATTTCCAATCGCAGTATTTCTGAAGTTGGGAAAAAGAAGTTGCTGCACTCTTAGGATCCAGCTCGTGCACCAGTTTCCAAAACTCGTCTCGATTCGCAGCCGACGTAATCGCAGTCCATTTTGAATGAGTAGAGCCATCTCCACCTCGCACCTCAGGTGTGGGTCGGCCAAGCCCGCCGCATATAACGTCTCCATCCTTGATTGCGTAATCGTAACCCTCTTCCGGATGGCCACGAGAGCTGCTAACATTTGGGTGGAAACCTCCCACATCGAATACATCAGCTTTTCTACTTCGAAACTTCCGTCCGAAGTCGACGAAGCAATGGAGATGAACTCCTCCATCAGCGTGAGACTCTCGTCCAATGATGCATTCCCCTGCCAATTCTGAAATGCGATCCATAACTCGGAAAGCGTCAAGCTCTCCACATTGAGCATAGGTGAGGAGGACATAACGTGCATGAAATGCAAAAGACATGTGACCAAGAAGTGGTGTCGAAAGTTCCCAGGCAAACTAATATTATAGCCTGGGGACGGGGACAGTACAAAGTATAAATACCCGTCCTCCCTCCTCACTCCTCAACAAAATGTCCTCAACAAAAAATGGCATCCCGACGCTACGCCGCCAAGAGGCGTTCTACGTCAAGACGGACCTATCGCAAAAAGCGCGCATACCCCACCCGTCGCACTACCCGCAAGCGAACCTATCGCAAAAAGACCTCACGGAAATCGCTCGCCGACAGGATGAGCCACAAAAAGCGGGACACCATGCTGAGTCAAGCAGGTGCTGCCGTTAATCCATCCCCCGGTGCAGCTACGGCCTCTCGGTCGTTGGTACTTGGTGCTCTTACCACCAACACATCAGCCCAGAACGTCCATATGACATTCAATGTCCCATCGTGGCGTTGGCTCGTTCCTAATAATTACGACTATCTCGCCGCCCGCACTTCCACCCGGACTTATGTCAAGGGTCTCTCGGAAACATACGATATTACCCCTAGCGACGCGTCATCATGGACTTGGCGTCGTATTGTGTTTACGTACAAGGGTGACTTCGCTCTCCCTGACGCGTCTCAGTACGTCATTGGGGAAAATGGCGCTCAGTCTAGTGCAAGCGCAGTCTCGTATCGACAGATGCGTGATATCACGGGTGACACCACAGGTGGTTACGTGGCCTTGTGGGACAAGATCCAAGACTTCTTGTTTCGTGGCGTTAAGACCACCGACTGGGCCAATCAACTGACGGTTCCGGTGGATACGCAGAGGGTCGATCTTCTGTCGGACCGAACACGATTCATCTCCTCTAACAACGATTCGCCCCGCCCTCGCACCTTCAGGACGTATGTCCCTGTCAATAAAACACTCGTTTACGATGATGAGGAGAATGGTACTATCATTTCTCCGACACCGTATGCTGTAGATACCAAGGTTGGGATCGGAAACATCTATGTTATTGATATGTTCTGCTGTCGCGCTCCTATCAATACTACTTCTACTCAGATACAAATTGCGTCTACGCAGACGTACTATTGGCATGAAAAATAGGGGAGCTTATCTCCACAAAAATACAATTTGCATCCAACCAATCTATGTCCTCCTGTGAAAAGCCTTTCTTCCATTTTTTCTCACCGCCAGGTATAATGTCAAACATGTCCAATCTAGGATCCCTGTTTGCCAAGTAAATAGTGGGCTTGCCCCACTTCACTAGTTTAGGCTCCCTGTAGAGGCACTTTACGGTGACCCACATCTGACAACCTAACCATTCTTTAAATGAGGGGAAGTACGTCATACCTCCCCGCAAGTCGTCGAATACAGCATAGTCCACTTCTGTGGCTTTGAGACACTCATCTCCACTGACCAATCCAACACAATATATATGGCTGCCTAGCGATCGGGCCCATAATGTCTTGCCTGTACGGCTTTCGCCGTATACGACAAGTGACTGCGCCCGACCTATACAATGTCAGCCTTGAACAGGAAAGCGCCGGATGGGGCGAGGGTACAGCGAGGGACGAGCGCCGAGTTCCCACTTGAGGCAAGACCTAG